GATGATACTTTAAAGCTTGAAAACGTTAAGCTTGAAAATCTTGGACAAGCTAAGAAAGTTACAGTTACAAAAGAAGCTACTACAATTGTTGAAGGTAAAGGTTCAACAGCTGAAATTGCTGCAAGAGTCGATGTATTAAGAAGTCTTATTGCAGAAGGTGGCTCTGATTTTGATCGTGATCAGAACCAACAGCGTCTAGCTAAATTATCAGGTGGTATCGGTGTTATTAGTGTCGGTGCTCAGACTGAACCTGAAATGAAAGAGAAGAAGGATAGAGTTGATGATGCATTAGCAGCCACAAGAGCAGCAATTGAAGAAGGTATTGTACCTGGTGGGGGTACTGCTTTATTGCAAGCAAAATGTGCAATTGCAGATGTTGCTGGTAACCTTGAAGGTGATGAAGCTCTTGGAGCTCGTTTAGTTGAAAAGTCAGTTGAAGCGCCTATTCGTCAGTTATGTGAAAATGCTGGTGTAGATGCATCTCAAGTTATATTAAAGATCTATGAAAGTAAATTAGGTTATAATGTAGCTACTGATGAATATGTAGACTTACTCGAAGCTGGTATCATCGACCCGACGAAAGTAACGCTTTGCGCATTGCAGAATGCAGGCTCTGTAGCGGGAATGTTATTAACGACAGAGTGTCTTATCGTTGATAACCCTTCAGATAAACAAGAAGCTCCAGCTCCGATGAACCCTATGGGTATGATGTAAAAAATAGGTACCCGGCTTAAATAAAAATAGGCCGGAGCATAACTAAACGCTAAATAGGGGATGGATGGTGGGTTTTAGCGTTTTAAAAATTGATATTTTTCATATATTAACTAAATATTGGTATATGGAAATTATTAAATTCTCAGCAAAATGGTGCGGTCCTTGCAAGACATATAAAATTATTTTTGATGATGTTATATCTGAATACTCTGATATAACTGTAAAGGAAGTAGATATAGATGATGATGCTGATATAGCAAAAAAATATGACATTAGATCTATACCAACAACAATTATTGCTAAAAATAATGTTGAGTTGGATAGGTTAAAAGGTATAATTATCGGTAAAGAACTTAAGTCTACCTTAAATAAGTATATTAATATATAAATAATATTACCTAATGATTAATATAGAAAAAAAATATAAAATTTCTGGAGTTGATATAATACCAGAAATAACGAACGATAAACAAAACGTTTTAGTTGTATCAAATAAAACAGAAGTATTTTTTGATGTATTTGAATGTACAATAAATGGTAAAAAGATACTCGTTGAAAAAATTGATGAAGTTAATAATTTACCTTTAGTTCAATTTGAATTGTTTGTAGATAACCATAAACGCACTTGTAAAGCTATTTTAGTGGAAGATGTAAACAACGGTATATATTTCAATAGTAAAACGTTAGGTTTAGAAAAGTCTAAAATTCAATATAATAATATTGTAGAACAAACATCAAATAATAAAAATAGTATAGAAAATTATTCGAAAGAAATTATTAAAAGTAGTAAGCAACAAGCTAAGCAGTTTACCATTAATGAAGATAAAAAACAAATTAACAAACAAGTTAAGTTAGTTTTAGGTACAAAGCTTGACAGTATAAAAAATAGTATCGATGAAAAGTATAAAGCGTTTAGCGGTAATGATGTAGAACGTAAAACTCAAATTAAGCTTTTAGAAAAGAAGCTTAATAGTATTAGAGAAACCACTAAAGAAGATGTAGATTTCATTTATGATAAAATTCAGATAGATATAAACAATACAAAAAATAGTATCGATGAAAAGTATAAAGCGTTTAGCGGTAATGATGTAGAACGTAAAACTCAAATTAAGCTTTTAGAAAAGAAGCTTAATAGTATTAGAAAAACTACTAAAGAAGATGTAGATACCATTTATGGTAAAATTCAGATAGATATAAACAATACAAAAAATAGTATTGTTGAAAATACAAAAAATAGTATTGATAATGTTAAGCATTATATTAAAGAGCAGATCAAAACAACTAATCAGAATATTTTAAGTGAAAGTCATGAAAAATATACAATCTTAGAAAATAAGTTTGATAGTATAAAAATAAATGCAAATCAGAATATTTTAAAAGAAGATGTAAAACCGTTATTATTATCTGAAAAGAAAAATTCACCTGATATGTTAAAATTTACATCTGAAATTAAAACAGATATAAGTAATCGATTTAAGAATGAAATGACTTCAATTAAGCGTTTAGTTGAAATGTCATCAGGTGGTGGTTCCGTTGCTGTTCAATACGCTAATGGCGGTGTAATGAATGGTGATTTAACAATTAACGGTAATTTACAGGTAAGTGATACAATCAATACAGATATTTTATCAGCTACAGCAATATATGCAACATCGAGCTTTACTACGTATATTGATATCAAGGAATATGAGTTATCAGGTTTTAGTGTAACAGGTAATGTTTCTATAAGCGGTGACTTAACAGTTACTGAAAATATTAATTTATCTGGTAATTTAAATATCGATGGTTTAGTTGATGGTAGAGATATTGCAGCTGATGGAGCTGCTATCGATAATTTAGAATTAGATGTAACATTCTTATCAGGCTCGATCGATAATACTAATGCAGATGTCGATTTCTTATCTGGTTCAATCGATGATACAAATGCAGATGTCGATTTCTTATCAGGCTCGATCGATAATACAAATGCAGATGTCGATTTCTTATCTGGTTCAATCGATAATACAAATGCAGATGTCGATTTCTTATCTGGTTCAATCGATAATACAAATGCAGATGTAACGTTCTTAAGTGGTTCAATTGATGATACAAATGCAGATGTCGATTTCTTATCTGGTTCAATCGATAATACAAATGCAGATGTAACGTTCTTAAGTGGTTCAATCGATAATACAAATGCAGATGTAACGTTCTTAAGTGGTTCAATTGATGATACAAATGCAGATGTAACGTTCTTAAGTGGTTCAATCGATAATATAGACTTACAGCAAGTTACAACTGTAGATAATACAACTACTAATAGTATACAAGTAGCATCATTAACAGCTACAGGTAAGATTATTGGCGGTAATAATAATACAGCCACTGGCGATTTTGCAGCAGTATTAGGTGGTGTATATAACCAAGCTAAAGGTAATTATACTAATGTTGCTGGTGGTAGTGCTAATACAACCGATTCGTTTGCTGCATACTCTAATATAGCTGGTGGCTGTAATAATTTAGCTAGTGGCGATAGCTCTAATATAGGCGGTGGTAGATGTAACGAAGCTTCCAGTCCGGTATCTACGGTAGCTGGTGGTGAACTTAATCAGGCTAATGGTGGTTGCTCTAACGTAGCTGGTGGTTACCTTAACTGCGCTGAAAGCGGTCACTCTAACATAGCAGGTGGATTTCAAAATAAAGCTAACTGCAATGCCTCTAACGTAGCTGGTGGTAGAGGTAACCAAGCTTGCGGCTTTATTTCCAACGTAGCAGGTGGTCAACTTAATCAGGCTAAAGGTTACCAATCAAATGTAGCAGGTGGGTTTCAAAATAAAGCTTGCGGTATAGAATCTAACGTTGGAGGTGGTAGATTTAACGAAGCTTGCGCTGACTACTCCGCGATTTTAGGTGGTACATGTAGTACAATACTTCCAGATCATGAGAAATCGTTTATCATCGGTAGTAATTTAACATCAAGTTTATCTAATACAACGTTCGTCAATAATTTAAGTGCTCAAGGCTCTCTACATGCCGGTGACGGGTTTACCGGTAATATTGCTGGTTGTACATCAATTATTGTTACCAATGGTATTATTACTTCAGCTACCTAATAAATAATTATAATGGTAATAACTTTAACATCACCTCAAAATATTACATTTATTGATGTAGGAGCTTCGAACCCTAAGCTTGGTGGTACAATAGATATTACTGAATATAATAATCTTACTGAGTTTTATTGTAATTATAACGGCGTTGAGAATTTTATAGACACTAATCCAACTGGAAAGACTACACTTGATAACATAGAATTAAAAGGTAATGCTCTTAGTTCTTTTCCAGATACAAGCAATTATCCTGTTTTAAAGCGATTGTATTTACAGGATAGTACAGTGAGTTTAGGTGCAATTCCTGATAATTTACCTGATACTTTAATTCAACTGCTACTAGGAAATAGCGGTATCACTGGTCAAATTCCACGCGGGAGCAATGACGAGAGAAGACTTCCACCTGGCTTAGCACAATTTAGTGTGGCTGGCAATTCGAATCTTTCGGGAACAGTTCTAAATAGTGATTTCGGCCGCAACGCGAATGGACTTAATTTTGACAGTTGCAATTTTAGTGGTAGTATTCCAAGTTTGCGATTTGGAAATATTAGACAAAGATTATTAAGGTTTTACGGTCAGAATAACTCTTTTACTTCAATAGCTGACCCGTTTGTTGTATATGCACCTACAACCCCAGCTGTTGATGATACCGGATTAGCGAACTTTCGTATACATAATAATAATAATATACCAAAGGCCGATATTATTCGTGCTCTCTTAGCATTTTATATAGCATATGTTGTAGATAATAAACCTGCAATAATAAACGGTTATATTCGAATGAATGATAATGGAAACTCTATTGGTGATAATGAACTGATCGACCCAAACGCATCGCTGAATGATCCTACTTTCGGTGTAACAGTCGGAGAAGCTAAAACTGCACTTGTTAGCAAAGGATTCGATACAATACTATTATAATATGTCACACACTTTACACCACGAATCAATTAATAATATCATTATACAAGAAGGTGAGTATGGTGTTATATACAATAATGTGACTAAGATACACGAAGAAATTATGCAAGGTTATGTTAATGTTATGACAGTTCATCATCTCTTTGTTGCTGACACTGAAGCAGATGTATTAGAGTTTATCGAACAAGAAGGATTGACTTTAGAAGAGATTGATCTAATACTACCGGAAGATGTTGAATAAACGTAGATGGAACTTATAGGTTGGGTGTATACTATATGTTTTGCGATCTGTTATATTCCACAGATCGCAAAGTCTATACGAACAAAACGAGTGGATGATATAAGTATATCACTCTTTATACTATCTTTAGCTGGATATATTTGCGCCTGCATATATACTATAGATACAATAGGCATTAATGTTATATTATTAACAAATTATATATTTGGTGCTACATGCAGTTTAACCATGATGATTGTATATTTTATGTATCGAAATAGATTAAATACTAATGTAATGTCTGATATCAATTTTAGTAATTCAAGCTATTACCGATTTCTTAAGCAAGAACAGCAAGAGATCGAAAAATTGAAATGGATTGAATCAGAAAAGGTAGGCCGCGATATTGGAGAGAATAAAGCGGTTTTTTTGTGGACGAAAAACTATAGATCAAAATGGGTTAGTAGTTTACCTAAAAAATAATATTAATTACTACCGTTAAACCAAGCAATCCCACTGACTATAGCCGCCGTTACAGCTGTAACTATAGTCCATATAAATGCTGTAATTGATTTAAGTTTTGATTCTGATTCAGCTGCTTTTTGTTCAACTTCTCTCATACGAGTCTCATACTCAACAAGCCTCTTTAATATAGTATGCGTTGTAGTGTTGAGACTAAGAATTTTTTCTTCAGCACGGGCTAAAGATACAACAGCTTCTGCCATCTTATCAATCTTTTCTTCAATTCTATCGAGACGAGTTTTTTCTCTGGAGTCCATATATATGTTTATATTTATTAGATTTATTAGATAATCTAATAAAAACCATTACATCAATTTAATTTAATTTAGCGTTGTTTGCTGACTTTAAAGTATTCTGCTGAGCAGTTGCAACCACTGCACTACCTGTATTAATCCCACTATTAGCTGCAGCATTTCTTACATCTTCATTACCTTCATATAATGTAAGTGGTAAATTTCTAAATGCGTGTGTATGTGGGTATGTTTCTATTGTATCTGGTGTCGGTAGCGCGATTCCAGGCCCGGGTATTGTTGCGATACCCGCCGTTGTTCCACCATATACTGGAAGAGCTGCTGTATTTACTACAGGGGCTCCCGCACTCGACCCACCACCACCTACATATCCTAATATTGTACCAATTGGTATATAACCGAAAAGAGCACCTGGTACTGGTTCCGCAAGAACTTTAGTTGGTTCTGTTACTTGATACTCTATTGGTGCTGATATATGCTGTACATATACTTCACCTTCTACATGTAGACCACCACCAACAACGACATTTGATGAAACACCTAAGCTACTTTCTACTAATATTTGTCTTTGTCTTTTATTTCTGAGTTTGAGAATCTCTGCAGAAATATTAATAACCTTTGCATCTATATTAACTTCATTATCTGAACCTATATTAACTTGCTGACCTGCGATGTTAGTTATTGAACCTGTAAGATTAGTAGGGCCGTAACTCTTTAAATTTAAACCACCTGCACCTACCATTACATTAAATTTATTACATACGTTCAATGTATATGTACCACCTGGCATTTCCTGAACATCAACATACTCGAGTAAAGGACCACTATCTTTATTTGTATATACACCATCACTACCTACAACAACTTCATTAGATAATAATTTACCAATAGCATCATATTTAATACTACCGGAATCGTTCATAACCGTCCCAATTGTTTCTAACTTATGTTTTGCAATTTCAATTATCTCACTACCTCCCTTACCAAAATCTTTTTCTAATTGCATCATTTTGTCTATTTTTTCAGTAATAGTAGCAACTAAATTCTTTTTTGTAGTATCAGGAGACCATTGACCACCTTCAGATGACATACTCAATCCATCACCGAATGGAAATACATTACCTGTCTCTTTCTTCCAATTTTCAGGATCTGTTGATTGCTGAAAATTAACCGGAGCTAACGGTTGAGGTGGTGATGTACCGAGCGTTTTTAATATACCATCATAAAAGGGTTCATTTGCTTCGGTTGATATATTGGTATCAGCTGCAATCCCTGACCCTGAAAGTGGATTTGAGTTCATTAAAGCATTATTTTTATTCCTCGCACTAGTAACATTAAATTCTGCAAATGTACCAGATCTAATTTGTTTTACACTATTACGCTTTATGATTACAGCTCCATCGGAGTTAATAATATTATTAGCTTGCGCTCTTTGTGTATCAAATAATTGCTTCTGATCCTGTATGGTACTATATATTTCTTTCCACTCATTAACAGTTTCGTAGTTATTTATATTACCTACTTTTTTGTATTTATCTCTAAAGACTATTTCATCTAATGATTTACCAGTATATTCATTTTTGAAACCCTTAACTGTATCATAACTATCATTTAAAACTAATCGTTGAGCATTTTTAGTAGCTAGCTCAATATTAGCATTATTATTCATTTCTTTAAATGATCCAGAATATTGAGTCAACTTTACCTTTTCATTGAAGTCAGTGTTAGATATTTCTAATGTACCACCTTTTTGGTTAAGTACATACTTGTTACGGTACGTCTGAACATTATGATCCATTTCAGTTATACCTTGACTAGCATTTTCAAACTTACCTGGGTAATCTACTTCATTATCATATATACCTTGCCAGTCATCTTTACCGTAAGTTGCTCCTATTAATACAGGAAATTGCGGATTACCATCTCTAAAAAAAGTATATACGTGAGCACCGACAGATGGTATACCAAACGAACCTTTTGCTTTATTAGAATATGTATTTGGTTTATACATATAGCTGTATGGGTTTGGATTATTAACGTTATTACCACTTACTGCAAAGGCATCTGTTAGACGAAATAAACTTTCATCATATAGTTCACCTGATGATGATGAATCTGCTGCTGATAAATTACTATATATATTTGTATCAGAAACAGTAGCTTGTAAAGAGAAATTATTAAATCTACCAGATGCATTTTCACTCGTTAATGGAGCTGATGTTTCAGCCCATGGTAATACAGCTTTGAGATTTTCTAATATAGGTGTTATACTTGAATTGATATTAAGACCAATAAAACTAAAATTCTTATCAACGTTACTTTCTACCCAACCGTTATATATTGTAGGTGAAATATGTGGTACAAAAACTTTAACACGACCTCGTTTTTCAGGATCATTATTCTGAATAACTATTCCTAAATATATACTATTATACTCTTTCATTATTATTATTTAACAAATTATTTTTTAATCTCAATTTAATACTTACAAAGTCTCTTCAAGTAACTTAAACGTTGATGCTGTCACTATTCTACCTGCAGCTTTTAAATCTTGTTGGTATTTATAACGGGTTCCAGAAATTTCTGGGTATCGATTATCTTGCATAGCGTAACCAGCTTTAAAAAAAATAAATTTAACTTCAATTGAGTCTATAGACCCAAATGTATCTGAATATCTAAGATCATTTATATTTTTATATAATAAAAATCTACCCGGGAACCCTTTATTTGGTATATCTTTAACTTCATCTAGAGTTAGGGCTGCTGGTTTATCTTGTTCACGTATTTCTAGAAGATTATTAACAGTAGATATTTCTTTTTGATTTCTTTTAGTTATATTAATGTTAGATTTTTTGACTATATTTGAATTAGCATCTACATTATTTAACCTTTCTTTATATTCCTTTAAAACATCAACTTCAAACGGAGCTGGTATCGGTGCTGAATCTAATGATAAATTAAAAGGATTCGATACCGGTGGTTGTAAGGTATTATTAAGAAGAGTCGTTTCTTGTTTAAATGTATTAAATTCACTAGTAGCATTAAATGTTAAAAAATTTATACGTTCGAGTTGGGATGTAGATAAAGAATTTACAAAATCTAATTTTTTTTGTGGGTTAAAAGTAAAATCTCTTAAATTTGCATTTGATATATTACTTACAGATGCAATAGTTTCAATTGAAGATTTACCTACGATTAAACCAGCTTGCAATTCAGTAGTAATTTTATCCTCAATATTAGATATTTGACTTGTAACTACATCAGTAATGTTTAAATCTGTTAAATTAATATTGTTAAATATATCGGTATATTGAGAAGTAATATTCTTTAACTGGTTAACTAATTCAGTAGATACTAAACCAAATACAGACGCGGTTGATAAACCAGCTAATGATGACCCAAGACTACCGATCTTACTAGCAATATTAAACCCAACAGCGTCGTTTATCATTGTAGTTAATTGACCTTTAATTTGACCTGTAATACCATTGATTAAACCACCTTTAGCTAGCGACCCGATATTAGGAATATTGATAGGTACTAAAGTTTTTAACCGGGAAGTTATACCACCAATAATCGAATTAAAATTAAATTTTATACCAAATGCCATATATATATATTTACTTGATAAACGTATTTTATATGCTATAATATATGTATGTATGTATCACATGAAAGTCCTATATCGTTTTTAGAAGAATCTCGGTCGTATAATGATTACGATTACGCGTTAGTTCATCTATTTGAAACCCATCCAAAGTATTATCAGTTCTTTAAAGATTCAATTAAGCTTGGTCGTCAAGTATTATTAGATAATAGTATTTTCGAGCTCGGAGAATCATTTGATTCTGAAAAGTTTGCTAGTTATGCTAAAGAATTAAAACCTAGTTTTTATATTGTACCAGATGTATTAGAAGATGGTTATGCAACTATAAAGAGTTTTATCGAATTTACTAATAAATACCCAGATTTACCAGGGTTGAAAATTGGCGCAGTTCAAGGTAAAACGTATGATGAAATTGTAGATTGCTATAGGTATATGTCAGATTTTGCTGATTACATTGCAATTAGCTTCGACTTTAGTTATTATATTGTAACAGGTACCGGTAAGACAAAATTAGAAAGATGGTGTAACGGTCGTCGAAGATTAATTAATCAATTGAAATCAGACGGTATTTGGAATAATAATAAACCTCATCACCTTTTAGGTTGTTCTTTAGCTAAGGAATTCAAAAGCTATATTGGTGATAGATCTATTAGATCAGTAGATACATCTAATCCAGTTGTTGCAGGTATTAAGGAACTTAGATATAATGGTGATCTAGGATTAAACGAAAAGCCATCGATTATGTTAGCTGATCTAATTGATCATAAAGTTACTGATACGGAGCAAGAGAATATAAATTATAATGTCAATCAATTTAAAAGTATTATAGGTCATGGTTATTAGTTTTACAGGAGCTCAAAGTACAGGTAAATCGACTTTACTGAAAGCAATTCAATTGGATGAACGCTTTCGTAAGTTTAATTTTGTGCCAGAAATTACAAGGAGTTTAAAAGATAAATATAAGTTAGATATTAATGAGAGCGGGGATGAATATACTCAATTATTAACTGTTAATAGCCATCTATATAATTATCTTGATTTTAAAGGTAAAAATGTTGTATTAGATAGATGTATTCTAGACGGGTTAATATATACGATGTATCAGTATCAGACGAAAAAAATACCTATTGAGATATATAATTATAGTGAATACCTCTTTAGTAAATTGATTGGTAATGTCGATGTTATACTTTATACAGAACCTGATATACCCTTAGTAGATGACGGTGAGAGAAGTGCGAATAAAGAGTTTCGTGATACTATCATTAACCTTTTTGAAGAGGCAATCATTCATTTTAAAATAGATGTAGTAAGGTTAAGCGGTACAGTTGAACAACGGTTAGAAACAATATATAATACATTTGATAATTATGGCAAACAGTAAATTAGATAACAGCAATATTAGTAAGCATCTCGGTCAATCGTCTCAGTATAAGAGTACGTATGATAAAGGTCTACTAGTAAGAGAACCCCGAAGTAATAATAGAGAGTATCTCAATATTTTTGATGATGCTTTACCATTCGTTGGTTCAGATACGTGGAATGCATATGAATGCTCATTCCTTTTAAAGAATGGTCGACCTGTTACAGGTGTAGTTAAATGTGTATACCCATGCAGTAGTAAGTATATTGTCGAGAGTAAAAGTATTAAACTATACTTTAACTCTTTTAATATGACTAAAATGGGTGACGGTAATGATGAAGCAGTTAAGAACTTCGAAGAAATTTCTGCCAGAGATTTAAGTGAACTACTCCAGACTGATGTTAAGGTATCATTTCATAGTAGTGTACGGGTAAATAAAAAGTTTAGTAGTCCAGATAATGAATGGGATATTGAGCATTATTTAAATGTTGATCTCTTAGAGGATTCTAGTAGTCTTGAATATACTCAGTATACTGAAGATCCAAGTTTATTAGAAGCAGTTAGTCGAGGGAATGAAATAGAGCAGAAGTTCTATTCTGGCTTACTTAAGAGTAACTGTCGTGTTACTTCTCAGCCAGATTGGGGTGATGTATTCATTCATATTAAATCAAAGAATGCTATCGATGCTCATAGTATACTGAAATATGTTATATCATTTAGAGACGAATGTCACTTTCATGAAGAAATTTGCGAGTGTATATATAAACGTTTACAAGATGCGTTCGAACCGAGCGAACTCTTAGTAATGTGTCTATATGCGCGACGAGGTGGTATTGATATTAACCCAGTTAGAGCATCAAGCAATGATCTAATTGAACGGTTTGCTAAGCCGCTTGTTGATCCTGGGATGATACATATCAAAACGAGTAAGCAGTAATATAAGAGCCGATAGCGAAAGTTATCGGCTTTTTAATGCGCACAAAAAGAGACCTAGCTCAAATTAATGAACTAGGTCTCAAGCTTATATCTGTTAACCAGATAGCGGATTAATCCGCGTCTAATTCGGCTTAGAAGTAAACACTCTGCGTAGCAGGTGTAAATGCTTTTCCGAGTCCGGTTACAATGATAACGTGGTAATATAGATTAGCACCGAAGATATTGTCTACGACACCATAACGTGTAAGCAAGCCTACACGTGGCGCGAAGTCATTCGGTCCAATTGTTCTCTGAACCATAACTGGGATGTATGGGCAATAGATAAGACCAGTGTCGTAAAACTCTGGACCCTTATATCCAAGTAATGCATATTCTACTGCACCATTTGGATCGCCTTGACCATTTTCACCCATCGTCGCACCTTCGGTACGAGTGTCACGGTAAACGTTGAAACGTCCACCAAGATTACCAATTTTTGCAACACCGACAGGCTGTGTATTAACATTGCCTTGTACTGGTGCCCATTGGAATTCAGGAAGCATTTCAAGAATTGCAGCAACACGTGGAGTACAAACTATAAAGTTTGCAGAACCACGACGGTTACGAACAGCAATTCGATTTGCTTCGATGATTAATCTTTGGTAGAAATCACGATTACGCTCTACTAACCAACGGCCATCAGCGGACTGTGGAGCCCAGACTGAAAAACCAGCACCTCGGCCAGCATTGAGAGAAACTTGAATCATTCTCATAAGCATTTCACGGTCGATTTCGGCCTGAATTTCATACGACATAGCGTTTGTCAATTCAGTATCGATGTCGATACCATTCATGTTTTTGAGATCTTGTTCAAGCTCTACTGACCAACGTGCGCCTAAGCGACGTGTACCAGCTTCAACTGCAGTCTTCTCAAAGGACACTTCCATTGTTGGAATTGCGCCTGTGAGCTCGAAGTTCTTAAGGAGTCTTGCGACACCTCTATCAGCTTCGCTGAATGCACCGAATTCAGGCGCGTTAGCAACATCACCTGATAGGTAATTAGCAGATTGACCGGTATATGCAGTATTTAAATACTGATAACCAAGCTCTCTGCCGGATGCTGCTAATTGCTCTGTACTCGGAGCTGAACCAGGAGTAGCAATGCCGTCTGCACCATTACCAGCAAGTGTTTGACCACTATACTTATAACGAAGCGCGAAAGCAAGACCAACTGGACCAGCCATAGGTTGAACACCTACGATTTCATTTGTAATTAACTCGGGAAAAGTACGTCTAATCATTGGAATCAAGATTTTTGGAAGACGAGCATCGCCAGTAGCGTAGCTGTCTGTACCAGGTGTACCGGAAGCGTTACCGCCAACTCCGATAGAAGCACCTGAACCGAAAGCACCACCGTTACCGGCTGTGTTACCTTCGTTGATGCACCATGCTTCTTGGTTTTCCAATAACATTGCTGTATTCAAACGAGTGTGACTGTCTTCAATTGCTGCAACACTCTTAGAAGTGTAGTCCAGAACTGGAGCCCACTTTTCTAGGAGAGACGAAGCTCTTGATTCATCAATATATGCCTGTGAAGGTCTAATTGTATTTGTATTCATAATAGATTTTTTCCTTTATATCGACCCCAAGGTTTTTACGTAAACCAGGAAACTCAGGAATGCCTAAACAATGTAGGAAATTCTTAGTACTTTGAAAGTTCTTGAAGATAAGGTGATTTATTAGGTGCACTTTGAACTGGTGCACTTTCATGAATAACGCGATCTACTTTCTCCGCTGTACTATAAGCCTCTTCTTTTAGAGTCTCGAGCCTGCTCTCTTCTTTTTTCTTGAAAAGCTTAACAGTATAGTCGAAGTTCTCAGAGATAAACTCTGCACCCTTACCGGATAGTACCTTCTTGACATACTTTTTAGCTCTTTCATCGAGTTGCGCTGCCTTATTTTCTAGAATAAACTCAGATTTAACTGCATCTAATTCTTTCTTTACTGCGGCGTTCTCTTTAAGAACAGACTCAAGCTTCTTAGAAGCTTCATTAATTTGGTTATGACCATCTAACACTGCATCTTTAACGCTTTCTTTTTCAAGAGCGCTATCAACTGCAAGGTGTGATCTTAAATTTTCTAATACCTTCTTAGCTTTGGTATTTTTAACTGCTTCTTGAATGCTAGCAGTTGGGATTTTTTCATCGATATAAACGTCGATGTAATCAGAAATGCTTTCAACTAAGCTTTCTTTAAAATTATTGGCATCTTCTGTTAATGCTGTTTCATACTTATTAATGATTACTTTAAGCTTATTAGCTCTATCAGCATCTACCGCTTCAACTACTGTCTTTAATTTAGCACTATGATCGTTATCGATATGAACAATTAATTCTTCAAGCTTCTGAGAATATAATTCATCTTGATCATTTAATGCTTGCTCAACATGAAGCTCAACCTTATCATTGACTTTCTGTTCAAAGACATTTTCAATTTCAGATAACACTTCATCGTTGAGTGCTCCGCCGGTTGCTTCTTTTAGAATTGTTTTAATATTACTCATGGTTAAATATATTTATATTATTATTTATGATTTGCTGCTTAATTTTCTGGTCAATCACCTCAGATAAATTATTACTTGCATTATGGTAATTTTTATTCATTACATTACCAATGAATTCCCTGATATCTGTCTTTACATCTAACATATTAATTATTTATAACGTTTTTAGGAATTTAATAATGTTTTCTCTAAGAAAAGCATCTTTATTTTTTAAAGGCATTGTTGATATGTTTTTCTCAAAAATATCATAAGCTTCTTCGAATTGACCATATGCATTAACAACGTATTGCTTACTCTCTAAAATGCCATTTACAAAAGCTTTCGGAAACGATGGATCAGCTACACAATCAATAGCTACTAATTTAAAGTCTTGTACACGGCTAACACCATCTTGACCTGATTCTGGGATTAACTGGCCTAAAGCTCTAGAGCTCATACCAACTCTGACACCATCGTTAATAAGTGACCTGACAATCAAACCAGTCGGAGTTGAAAGAACTTTACTCTTACCGTAAAATACATTACCATCTTGCGTCATTTCTGTAACTAGGTGACATGCTCTTTCTAGATCAACATCAGCTGTAGTTGGATGATTTAACTCACCCATTGCTCTACCGGTACTTACCATTGTATCTTCATACCGTTTAATTTCTGTTTGCATTTCGTTAATAGAATAAATTCTTTTATTCCTATTAACATCTTCTGCCATCATATATGGACCTTTAATAAAGAAATTTTGAGAGCCTTTTGAATTACCTTCTTCGACGATATATTCAAATTCTTCTTTCGGTGCAGGTGATTCAACTATAAGATTTAAACTCATGTAATATTATTTATACTAGTAGGAACTATTTACTACTATTTTTTATTTTATACCTAATTCTTTTTCAGTTAAAATTAAAAATTCATAACCTTTTTTATCTGCCCATTTTTTAGCTGCTACCCATTTAGCTTGATTTACAACCCAAGTCTTTTGTTCATACAATATAGTCGTCTTTCTTTTACCTTTTGTATTACATGGTTTTTCAACTTGTTTACTTGGCTTTATTTCTATTAAAAATTTCTTTTTATTATTATTTCTATCTAAAAAAACTATAAAGTTATCAACAAAGTATCGATGCACCTTATTATCTATAGGACTCAAATACGGTATTATAATATTTTCACTACCCCAAGCTAATATATTTTCATTTAAATCTGCCCATCTAAAAAACTTTAATTCCCAACTTGACCTATATACAGGATCTCCTTTACCTATGTATTTTTTATTGTTATTAGGTTTGAATATACCTTGCCTATACCTTTTATCCTTTTTCATACTATAAATATAATTATGATATTTGAAGAAAAGATAATAACTAATTCAAGCATTAGGCAAAAAAACTTAATGAGACCAGCTAAAGTAGCATATGAAAATCCAGATACCGGTGTTACTATAAACAAAAAAGGAGCGTACTATCTCATTAAAGATACTGCAGATGTAACAGTTAAATATCTAGCTCATCTATGTTATGCGTCGTATGATACACCAATAACAAGTTTGAAAGGTCTATTTACTCAAAGTGAAATAATTGATTTTGTTGGTAGAAGTAAAGAACAAAAGCATACAAAGCAACTTTTAGAGAACATATTAACAGATGCAGGTTGTATAAATCAAGTGTCATATGAAACCCCGGTAGTAGATGATAGTACCGATACAGTTGATCTATCAGTAACTGATGAAGAAGATGTATATGGTGATTATGAATCTGAACCTGAAACAGATGTACAAATAACCACTGTTAAAGAAGTTTTAAGTGTTAATGATGCAAGTGGTATTATTCAAAAGCTAATTGAAATATTTCAAGCTACCGATTAACCAACAAAGAACATAGCAGGGTTTGCATCTCCTTGACCTGGTGCAGCTCCTGTAAGAAGTTGCTCTTCTAATGCTTGCTTTTCAGCTAATCCTTGAGTCATTAAATCTGTAGCATTAACACTACCACCACCGAAAAGAGATACACTACCATATTTACCTCTTATATTAGCAACTACCATCTTTGTAAGAGCTAATGTATATTGGTATACCCATAATTCTTTAATAACATCTCTAATAGGTCTCTCAACATAACATGAAATAACCCCGTAAAATCTTATATCACTACTACCGGCATTAGGTTGCGGATACATTCTCATTATTTGTGTTCTTTCATCAAATGTAAATGAACGTTTAGTAGCTAATAATTTTTCTCTCATTTCCATCCAATCTTTCATAGCATACCAACTAACTAAATCAAAGCCGTAATTACCCATTGCATAACTAAAATAAGTTTGTTGAGCCATCGTCTGCTCAATGGTAAACAGTGTATTAATACCAGTAGATGAACCTTCTTCAAAGTCTGTCATAGCTATAACTTTTCTATAATCCATTACATCATAATCAAAACTATTAACAAATTGACCGGTATTACCATTATCGGTACCTTCAACTGTAAATTTATCTTGAACTTTTGTTTTAAAAATTGAACTAATTGTAGGTACTTCGGTAATAATATTAGTATAAAAACTAGATGTAAAAATATCATATGCATCTATACCACTTAATAAAGCTGATGATAAAGAAGATATACCTGTAAATATCGAACCAGGTACACTACTAGTAGATATATAAACTGTATTATCTTCTACTAGTTTTGTAAAATCTGGATTTCTAGTTCTTAAATCTTTTTGTTCTTTAAATGTATCACTATTCTGCAGAGTAAATAACTCATCCAATTTAATACCATAATTTCTCTTATACATATTACTATCAAATATAAGATACTCTTGTGTATAACCAGCAAATTTCGTAAAATACTCAACTGCAATACTTATATTTTCATAAAGCTGGTCTCTATGAATTTCAACATTAATAAATGGGTGACCGAGAGTACGTAATACTCTATCACCTAATCTATTAAAACTATCAATTCGATTATTAAGATTAGTGCTTTGAAATCCTGATATTGGTGATATGTCGCAATTAGCCATTAACAATATTTAATATATCTTTATTAGATTCAATTAATTTAATAAATAATAATATGGCAACACCTACATATCACGCAACAGTCGTACCTTCAGTTACCGGATCAATGTCAACACAGTATTTTGAAACTTTTTTAAATACTACTATGAACCCGACATCAGGTGAGTTAGTTACTATATTAGATCACGGTAGTTTAGTATTAGTTTGGAAAGAATATACTGCTTAATTAAGCAACAGGCTCTTCAGGTACACTTTCATCAGGAGCAACTTCAACTGGTTCTTCACCACCTACATCACCACCAATATCAGCTTCACCTCCACCGAATTCAGGAGGCATACCACCTGCTTCACCACCAGCAGCCACTTCACCACCTGGTGCAGCTGCTTGCTCTAAATCATCCCTCCAATTAGGTCCACCGTTAGTTATTTGAGCCAATTCCCATTCCAACTCTTTATCTTTACGTAAGAACTCTCTATTAGCTTTAATTTCTGTATCAGACCAACTAAGATATTTCTTTTGACTATAGGTGGCTGAAATATATTCATTAGTAGCTAGTGAATTGAAGTTATCAACCTTAAGTGCTAGCTTTTGACTTTCTCTCATTTCATAGAAATTAGTCGGTACATTAAATTCTAAATGTATATTTTGAGCTCTAATATCATACTTAGTAAACATATCCCTCAATTTAAGATGAGTTAAGAATCCATTTTTAATACCTTGTGCAAAATGTTGTTGTAAACGTATAATAAACTTAGCAAATTTAAGCTCTTCTCTTAATATTTGATCACCATCACTAAACGTTGAATCTGGGTTCAATCTATTAGTTGGTACTTTTAAAGCTTTATAAAGTTTATTAACAAAATACATTAAATCTGCTAACTCACCAAGATTAGCTCCACCAGGTAATTGAGTAACTGATGTACCTTCAGAGCCTGCTCTCTTAGCAAACCAGAATGAATCAAGCATACTTTGCGGGTTAAACTTTTGAACTTGACCAGATTGGTTACTATCAAAAGTCTTCTTACTCCAATACTCTTGAATTAACTTTCTCAAATATGCTTCAGCTTTTGGTGGTGCCATGTTACCAACATCGACATTAAATACAAGACGTTCAGGTGCTCTTACTAGTCGATATATAACAATAGAATCTTCAACTAGTGATAGTTGTCTGTATGCTCGTCGTGCATTCTCAATATATGGTAATCTAAATGTCTTATCTTGATTCCATATACCGGAATTAATATATGATACTTGATTATCATCCATTGGTATAAAATCAAATTTATCAATCTTACCTGGTTGAGTTGGATCAAAAATAGGCTTACGTAAGATGTAACCTTTAATGATCATATTTTGAATGTTATCGTAAATTGGATCAATTAGATCAGACGGTAAATGAGCTACCCCTAATATACCATCATCTGTATACTGTTTATGTATAATATGCTCAAAATAAACTTCACCTTCAACTAGTAATTGTCTAAAATATTCAAAACCTTTTCTTTCTAAGTCAAAGTATTCTATATATTTTTCAAATTCGTCTTTTATACTCTGCTCAATATCACTTTGAAGTTCTGTATTTCTTAGTATTAAATTAATTACATTACCTTGACTATCTTTATTAATACATTCATCGCATATTTGATCTAATGCATCTGAAATTTCAGCAAACGATGCCATTACTCTATAATCTTGTAAACGACCTCCTTTATTCTCTTCTACATTAGCATATACTAAACTACTATAATTACCATCAACACTTATCTGACCTGTACCGGTATTATTGTATTCATTATTAAAAAATATACTATTTTTAGCTAAAGCTTCAGTTCTTTTCATACCAACATCTTCAAATGATTGATATTTTGGGTTTAAGTCACTAAGAACTTTATTAAAATCAACCGTTTGGTATGGTAATTTATTTAAAATGTTTTTGAAGAAACCGGATTGTTGCCCGTTATTTTGTTGATCTGCCATTGTAATTATTTATGATTTATTCTACAATAATAAAGGTAGAATTTGCGCTTAAAGATTTAGTATGTAAAGTAGTGTCACTAAATGTGTAACCAGCTTTATTATAAGGTATGAATCTTAAACTACCAGAAGGTATGTCTGGTGTAGTTATTTGAATTGAATTATCGTTTAAGATTGTAAAAGGTATGGATTGACCTGATATATCAGGTTGTCTATCAAATCCGGTAATAGATGTAAGATTTGTATATGCAGAACTATTATTCGAACTGAATAGAACATTTTCAGTATTGTTAAATTCGTATCCGAACATTATAACACTCCCGCTCATATTAGGTGTAACGGTAACATCATCAAACATCTTAACACCATTATAAAATGTATCTGTTATTTGTGGGTTACCTGATAAAGTAAATGATTCAACCTCATTGACGAGATTTGTAGATGTAGGAAATGTAAATGTATCACCTGATAATGAATCAAAATTATCATAATACTCTAATTTATTTTCGTTGTAAAAATTTTCTTCTATATAGAATATATTACCTACTGGGTTTGCTGTATCTTTAAACAACCAACCTTTAATAGTAAATGTTGTATCTGCTGTAACTCGAGCTTTTTGTGATGAAGTTAATTCAACTGGGTAGCTCATAGATACACTACCATCCCATAACACTTCACTTCTAATTTCTTGATCTTTACTTAACTGAAAAGCCTCAGGTACCTTCCAGCTTATTATAACATATGGGTTACAAAACGGTACAAAGTTACTAATAATTTGATCCATATCAGTTTGATATCTACTGAGAATAGATACCTTTAAAGATATATTAATAGGTATAGGAGATTTTATATGACGAGTAACCGTTTCTTCTCCTATCTTACCTTGATAATAAAACCCATCTAACTTATTAAACACTCGCGTGGTATCTCTTGCTATGCTGGTTATATTAACTGCAATTGCAGGGAGCGTTAAAGTTTTATTTTCATTAATGATATCATACATCACTCTCTCTTTAGGAGCGTATATATATCTAACGTTTATCTGATCTTGTTCATCCCTCTCCTTATTATACCTGCCTATGACTACATCATCAAACGCAGCAATAAACTGCGTTACCATATCTTTAACTTCGAAGTAAAAAGGTCTTGCTCTCACTTAATTATTTATCCCAAGGAAACACTAACCAATCAGAAGTATTGATTATTTTACCAGAAATAGTATTCTCGTTAAAATTTGTGTTATATCTAGTAGTTAAGCTACAGTACAGTAATTCACCTATATCTGGGTATTCAGATTTAATTAACGAATTAACAGCTTCGAAGGTTCTACCACTATCATTGATATCATCTACTACTAGTACATTACCAGTTATAGTAGGTCTTTGATACACCAAAGTTTCGCTATGTTGATCCATCTGGTGTCGCGTATTGATACCTAGATTTTGTAAATTTTTTATATCAAGTTTATAACTCAATATAGCTCCTGGAATTAAACCACCTCTACCCAGTGCAACAATTGTATCAAACTTTATATTCTTCTTACTAATACTTTCTGCAACCATATTAGCAATAAAATCTACATCATCCCATGTAAGTTTTATATTTTCTTCCATACACTATTATAGCGTATGGCTAGCATAAATCAATGTTTATCCCAATCTTTTAAAGAACGAATACGAGGCTTTTTTTCAATTTCTTCATCACCAAAACCACCAAAGGTAGGCATACCTGCAGCATTAGTTTTAAGTGAAGTGTTTAAACCAGAAAATTGAGGATAGTTACTTTTACCGACACCTGGTCTAAACTCCATCTTCCGAAAATCATTTTGCTGATTCATAGCATTACCAGCCTGGTTCGAGTAATTTTCATATATCATTTCATTTTCATTTTTAATCATATTAAATCTTCCCTTTATCTATTAAATCCTTAACCGTCTCAAATGCTTTGTCATCATCTCTGATATGTATCTCTAACCCTGCATCTTTAGCGATAGTTTCGATATCATCTACTTCTTCACGTGATGGTGTGGTGACGGTATAAAAATTATATGATTTATCATCTTCATACTCAGTTGTAAATGAAAAGGTATAACCTTTATATTCCTTTTTATCCTTATTATTGAGATACTCTTGAAATGATTTCATAATATTACTTATTATATACTGTTATAAGTTGCATCATATTCTTTTTGTGCAATGCGATAATAACCTTGATCACCATCTTTAACCAGGTAATCACCTTTTTTAAGAATCATATCTTCACCCCATGGAGCTTTAAATGTTACAGGTTGTTCAATACTATCTACTCTTGCAACAGTCCTAGGGCTTTGTTCAGGCATAACTTCACTACCAATTTCACCTGTATATAATTTTGGGAACTTATCTGCTTTTACCACATATTGCTCTTTACTGGGTCCAGACATAATAATATCTTGCGGCTCTGCAACATTTTGAGTTTCTTTACCATCTGCTGTATATGTAACTACTGGTTGTTGTTGCTTTGCAACTGCATAAGACATAGGTGGCATATTTTCTACACTATCAACATATGTATATTTTTTTGGTTGCTTTGTAGTTTGCATAAACTTTAAAGCAGGTAGAATAGATTCAAGTGAGTTATCTGACATTTCACTTAATAATTGATTATATAGATCGTTAAATTTCATAATATTATTTATATAAATTCGTTAAATCTCTCAACAATCTTTTCCCATTCCGCACACTCTAACTCGTACTTGTTCTTAAGATAGTTAGTATTACGTTCCTCCACGTCCTTCTCTGTGTAAGTAATCTTCTTCTCAGCCACTCGCTGTAACTGAGCCTGGATCCAATGCCTATACTCATGCACCAGACTCTGAAGGAAGTATACACGTCTTTGCTTCTTAGAGGAACAATCAACGCACTGTAACGCTATCTCTATCTCATCTTCGTTCCAAAAGTACTGTGAACTTGCACCAGGTATACCCTTTACTTTGATCTCATGATTCCACCACTTCCTTGTCTTAACTAAATTGTTAGTATGTAACATAAGGAAGTTCTCTAACTTACGCTTATCAATACCGTAGTACTTAAAACGTTCCCGTATTTTCTTATCACACTTTAGCTTTATAATGATCATCTTACCTCTATATTATATCACTGTTCCTGAAAGCTATACATGGAAAGTGGTGGTACATAACATACCACCACCTATACACTATATAAAAAAAGGAACTAACCTTTTGTATCTACATGAGCCCGAGCATGTAGGATTGCTTTCTGAGATATTTCCTTAATTAGTTCCACTTGATCTACAGATAAGTTAATTCCACGTGCAATTGCTTCCTTACACACTGCAATGTGTAGTTGTTGTAAAACACCAGAAAAGAATCCTGCTGCATATTTAGTTGCGTCTTTTTCGTTCATATATCTATTTAATACCGGAACACTATAGTTCCATCTTTTATTAAGTTCCCCCCACAAAGCGCAACGCGCAGAGTTCCCGCTCAAAGCGCAGCTCTC